ATTGTCTAAAAAATTATAAATCATAATTAATTTATAATAATAAATTAATTATATCTAAAATATGCATTTAAAATTACTGTTATACTTTTCTTAATGCAAATGTATTAATTTTTTTATTGCTAATATTTCACTATTTTATATTCTAGATATTTAACTCTTATTTTATTAATATTTTTATTATTTTTCTATTTGATTTTTTTTAATAATAGAAGTAAATTAAAATAAATAAAAAAAATAAAAATATTAATAAAATAAAAGTTAATTTATTAATATTTTTATTATTTTTATTTATTTGAATTTTTTTTAATAATGGAGGTAAATTATTTATTGGTTGATTAAAATCTTCACCTAATGTTAAATATGTTATTGAATTTGGTAAATGATTTATTAGTTGATTAAACTTATTTCCTAATACCAAATGTGTTATAGAATTTGGTAAACAATCTATTAGTTGATTAAAATTCCTACCTAATTTTAATTCTGTTATTAAGTTTGGTAAATCATTAATTGGTTGATTAAAACTTAAACCTAATTTTAAATATATTATTGAATTTGGTAAATTATTTATTAGTTGATTAAAACACATACCTAATGTTAAATGTGTTATTGAATTTGGTAAATTATTTATTGGTTGATTATAATCAAAACCTAATATTAAATGTGTTATTGAATTTGGTAAATTATTTATTGGTTGATTAAAATAAAAGCCTAATGTTAAATGTGTTATTGAATTTGGTAAATCATTTATTGGTTGATTAAAATTAGAAAATTCATTTAATATTAAATGTATTAATGAATTTGGTAAATTATTTATTAGTTGATTAAAACAAGTACCTAATTTTAAATATGTTATTGAGTTTGGTAAACTTATTTATTGGTTGATTAAAATCATGACCTAATATTAAATGTGTTATAGAATTTGGTAAATCATTTATTGGTTGATTAAAATTATGATTTAATGTTAAATTTGTTATTGAGTTTGGTAAATTATTTATTGGTTGATTAAAAAACCAACCTAATGTTAAATGTGTTATTGAAATTGGTAAATTATTTATTGGTTGATTAAATTTACTTCTTTTGCAAATATATTCATCATATTTATTTTCTGTTTTTATACATATTTCAATATTATCATAATTATTAAAATATACTGTATCATATAATTTTATTACTTGAATTATTTTATTATCTAATATTTCATTAAAATCCCAATTAAATATTATTATATTATTTACTACTTGATATGACATTTTATATAAATAAAATATATAATTTATAAATTTATTTCAATTTTTTTAGTCCTAATATTTTACTATTTTACATTTTGGATACTTAACTCTTATTTTATTAATAATTTTATTATCTTTATTTATTTGAATTTCTTTTAATAACAAAGGTAAATCATTTATTGGTTGATTAAAATAATCACCTAATTATAAATGTATTATTGAATTAAGTAAATAATTTATTTGTTGGTTAAAACAACAACCTAATGTTAAATGTGTTATTAAATTTGGTAAACAATTTATTGATTGAGTAAAACAACGACCTAATGTTAAATGTATTAATTTTTTAATACAATAAATTTATATTAGAATTATATAGAATAAAAAAATGGAATATATATTAGGAGCGGGATTAATATTTGGTGGAATTCTTTTAAATGCAAATAATAAAACTACAAAATCAAAATTAGAAATAGAAAACAAAAATAATGATATAAAACCATTTCCTAAAAATTATTATGATAATTATAAAAGTAAAATATATACAGATTCAAATGAATTTTTATATAATAGTATAAGTGATTTATATAAAAAATCATTAAAACCAGATTCACGAATAGTAAATAATATTTATAGAATATTAAATGATCCAGTAGAAAAAAATAAAAAAATGAAAATAAATAATTTATTAAATAAAGATATAAATATGATAAAAAAAACCTATAATAATAATAATAATATAGAAACTATGAAAAATATAGAAACTATTAAAAATATAGAAACTATGAATAATATGAATAATATGAATATGTTAAATAATTATGATTCTGATAGTGATTTTTCTGATAATTATTCAATACCAACAAAATCAAATAAAAAAAATAAATATTTAAATTCAGATTCAGAATTATCAGATAATTACACAGAAAATAATACCAATACTAATATAAATTTAAAAGTATTAAATCAACAAGATAGATTTTTATCAGATATAATAACAAATTTATCTGGTTCAGAAACAGAATATGAATTAGAAAAATCAAAAAATAATAATATTAATAATATTAATAATAAATATTGTAAAAATACATTTGAGTCACAATATGATGAACTTAAATTTAATCATGAAGGGATACCAGAAACAATACAAAATGGCAAACAAATGTTAAATATATTTAATGATAAAATAAAATTTTCACCACAAAGCACATTTGATGCAAAATCAGATGGAAGATATGGAGTAACATCAAATATGACACATAACAACATGGTACCATTTTTTTCATCAAAAACATATGGATATAATCCTGGATATGATAAAGAAAGAGAAAATTATTCAGTAAGACAAGTAGAATTATTTACTGGTTCAGATCAAAATCCTCAATTTAAACATAAAAAAGAAGTTGTGAATTTATTTAGTCCAGAAACAAATAAAGTTGAATCTGTAACAGGAGTACCAAATTTTAATGATTATTTTGAATCAAGATATATACCATCACAAACAAGAAATGGTGAAAGACCATTTGAACCAATAAGAACAACACCAGGATTAAATCTTGGTTATAATGAAATTGGTAATACAGGAAGACAAGATTTATACAGAGTATTACCTAAAACAGTAGATCAATTAAGAACAGTAAATAATCCAAAAGTATCATATACTGAACCTGTAATACCAGGACAGAAAGGAGATAGAAGAGGAATTATAGGAAATTTTATTCAGAAAGGTCCAGATAGATTTTATTACAATGCTCCAGATTCAATGTTACCACAAATAGGTGATCATGTAGCACCAGCTTTATATGGTAAATGGTTAGTAGATCAAACAAATCGTTCATTAAATCCAGATAATCCAGGATTAAATCCTTTGGGTGGAATAGAAAAATCAACTCCTGAATATTTACAAGGACAATTTAAAAAATCATTTAAAAGAGAAGAAGAACAAGAAGGACCACGTAATGTTCAATTAGATACTCGTGGACAAATTATAAATCAAGAAACTTGGATACCAAATGAAACAAATAGACAAAGTGTAAATTATACAAATAATTATAATGGAAATATAAAAGGTAATAAAGAGCAAAATTATTTAGAAAATTTTGAGAATGGAATACCAGAAGTAACACAAAGAGAAACAATACCTGAATTACCAAATTTGAATATAAATGGAAATTATAAATCAGTACCATTAATAAATTTTTTAAATATAATACCAGATATTACAAGAAAAGAAATTTTATTAGAAGATAATGGAAGAAAAAATATAACAAATATATCAAATAGTATTAAAGGATATTTATTTAATTCAATAAATGCAATACAAGATCCAACTTTAAGAGATTTAATTTCACAAAAAATTATTTTAACAAATACAAAAGGTCCTCAAGAACAAAATTATTTATTTAATATGACAAATTCAATTCAAGATCCAAATATGAGAAATTTATCTGAAGATAATTTAATTTTAACAACATTATCAAATCATGAAAAAGGATATCTATTTAATAATATAAATGCAATACCAGATCCAACTTTAAGAGAATTAATTAATACATTATATAGTAAAGGTGGTTATGGAATGAAAGGTAATCATCAAACATCACAATTATTTAATTATGTTGATGGAATTCCTGATACAACATTAAGAGAATTAACAGAAAATATAATTCAATTAACAAATGTAACAGGACCTGTTGGTTCAATTAAACAATATTTATTTGATTATATTAATGCAATACCTGATATAAATATGAGACAATTAACAGAAAATAAAGAAATTTTAACAAATATACAACCAATCCAAGTAAAAAATTATTTACTTAATTATATAAATTCTATACCAGATACAACATTAAAAGAATTAACAGAAAATAATAAATATTTAACAGGACATAAAGGTTCTCAAGAACAAAATTATATGTTTAATTATGATAATGCTATCCCAAATAGTACAATGAGAGAATTAATAGAAGAAATAAGACAAATAACAAATTTAACTGGAAATCATAAAGCAGAATATTTAATTAATTATATAAATGCAATACCTGATAAAACATTAAAAGAATTAACAGAAAATAAAGAAATATTAACAAATATGAAACCAATTCAAGTAAAAGATTATTTAATTAATTATATAAATGCAATACCTGATATTACTTTAAAAGAATTATATGAAAATCAAAAATATATAATTGGACAGAAAGGTTCACATACACAAGATTATATGTTTAATTATGAAAATTCTATTAAAAATCCTACACAAAGAAATATAATAGAAAATCAAAAATATATAATTGGACAAAAAGGTTCACATATACAAGATTATATGTTTAATTATGAAAATTCTATTAAAAATCCTACACAAAGAAATATGACAGAAAATCAAAAATATATTATAGGTCAGAAAGGTTCACATATACAAGATTATATGTTTAATTATAATAATGGTATACCCGATGCTACAGCACGTAATCAAACAGAAACAACAACAAATATTATAGGTCAAAAAGGTAATAAAGAGGGCATGACAGCATTTAATTATGAAGATAAACCAAACTTAACTATGAGAGATCTTTCATCAAATACAAAAAATATAACAGGAGTAGGTTCACAATATACATATAAAGAATATATGTTTAATTATCAAGGAGGTATACCAGATGATACAGCACGTAATCAAACAGAAACAACAAAAAATATTACAGGACAGAAAGGCGATCAATATCAATTAAGATCAAGATTAGATTATTCAAATGCATTATTAAATAATGTAAAAGAAGGTATAGCAGAAGGAAGAATGCCAACAATAGTTAAAAATAATAAAGGTCCTACTTGTATGTTTACAGAATATACTTTTAATGATGATAAACCTTTAACTCAAAGACCAATTTATTCTGGAATAAAACCAATAATTAATGTAGAAAATCCACTTTATATGTTTAATTAAAAAAATTTAATAATATTATTTGTAATTTATATAATATTATTTATTAATTCAATAATAAGTTGTGGTGTAATAGGTTTTGATAATAATTTATTATAATTTGATAATATAAATTTATTAATAAAATTATAAGCAATTAAAATTTGATAACAAGAATTAGAACCTGCAATTGTAATTGAACCGCTTTCAAAAACAAATATACTAACAGTTTTATTTAAATCAAACATATTATATTTAATATTAACACAAGCATGAATTATAGGATCAAATGTTACATCAAATCCACTATCATATAATAATTGATATAAAATTTCTCTATTAATTTGAAATCCAATATTAAAATTTGTATTAATCATTCTAATTTCAAACAAATATACATTATTAATATTTAATTGATTAATAACAGAATTTGATTTTATATTTAAGACAGAATCAAGATTAGTTATTTTAACATTTAATAAATCAAGATTTTCAATAGATGTAACAAAAGTTTTTTTTTCAAATATATAATTTTTATTTAATATTGCTTTAGTAATTTTAAGTTTTTCAAATAATATTTCAAGAGATTTATTAATATTATCTAAATGTTTACAACCAGTCATTTGAATTGAACCATTAATAAATAATTTTACATTAATATTTTTAAATTTTTCTTTTAAACTAAGAGATTCAGGATCAATACCCATTAGTGTTGCAGTTCTAAAAATTAATGATACTTGATTGAAAAAATTTTTTTTTTCTTTTCTTTTTTTCTTTTTTCCATTTTTAACTTTTTTAAAATTTATTAAATTTTTAATAACTCTATTTCCATATTTTTTTCCAATTATTATATCATCAAAATCATTAAAATAATGTGCTATATTTAAAACATTAAACATTACATTAATTTTACATGTTATTGTAGCTGTTGATATTGATAAATCATATGGCAAATTTAATGCCTCTAATTTTGCTAATTGTAAACCACTTATTAAATTTGTCAATTTTACTAATAATTACTAATAATTACTAATATTGATATTATTTAATTAAATCAATTTTTTTTAATATATATGTATTGAGATAAATAGCAAATTTTTTTATTTATACTGATAATTTACTAAGTTCTATTATACATTTAATATTTATAAATTTAATTAATAGATAATTTACAAATTTCAATAAAATATTTAACATTAGGTTATGATTTTAATCAACCAATAAATAATTTATCATTATCATTAAAAAAAATTAATATACTATATAATAAAATTGAATTAATAAAAATTAAGTATCCTAAATGTAAAATAATAGAATATTAGCAATTAAAAAAATTGAAATAAACTCATAAAGTATATACTTATTAATGTTAATATTAAAATGTCATATCAAATAGTAAACAATATAATAGTATTTAATTGGGATTTTAATAATATTTTAGATAATAAAATAATTCAAGTAATAAAATTATGTAATACAGTACATTTTAATAATTATGATAATATTGATATATTTTTACAAACAAATAATGAATATAATGATAATTTTGATAAATATTGGAAAAAAAGTAATTTTAATCAACCAATAAACAATTTACCAATTTCAATAAAATATTTAACATTAGGTTATGATTTTAATCAACCAATAAATAATTTACCAATTTTAATAACACATTTAATATTAGATTATGAATTTAATAAACCAATAAATAATCTACCAATTTCAATAACACATTTAACATTAGGTGTATGTTTTAATCAACCAATAAATAATTTACCAAACTCAATAACACATTTAACATTAGGTGTGTGTTTTAATCAACCAATAAATAATTTACCAAACTCAATAACACATTTAACATTAGACTTTTATTTTAATCAACCAATAAATAATTTACCAAATTCCATAATACATTTGACATTAGATTGGTATTTTAATCAACCAATAAATTATTTACCAAATTCAATAATACATTTAAATTTAAGTATTTATTTTAATCAATCAATAAATGATTTACCAAATTTAATAACACATTTATCATTAGGTAATAATTTTAATCAACCAATAAATTGTTTACCAAATTCAATAACACATTTAATATTAGGTAGATTTTTTAACCAACCAATAAATAATTTACCATTATCATTAAAAGAAATTCAAATAGAACAATATAATAAAAATATTAATAAAATTATTAATAAAATAAGAGTTAAATATCCAGAATGTAAAATAGTAAAATATTAGCAATAAAAAATTAATACATTTTCATTAAGAAAAGTATAAAAACAATTTTAAATGTATATTTTAGATATAATTTTTTAAAAAATAATAATTTTAATTTACTTAATAAACTTGATATATTATCTTGTGATATTAATTTATTATTTAAAGATTCTAATACTAATATTAAAAATATTTTACTTAAAAAAATTAAAACTAGAAATGGAAAAATTACTTTTACTAAATGCTCTTTCTTACATTTTTAATTATTTTTTCATTAATGACAGAAAACAAACTGTTGTTTCTAATCTTAATTTTAAAAAAAATATTAATGTAAATCCTACATCATATTATAAAAAAGAATTTAAAATTCCTATTTCTTTTTATAATGATATTTTTATTAAAATTAAT